CGGTATATACATAACCTATACTGGTGCTACGTTTGCGTCTATAACCGCATTCCATGCGTAATGCCTACAACTGGTGATAAATTATGAGTCAATTTCCTGGTGATAAAGGTTCACAATACCTAGCGGGAACTCTTGGCGGCCCTGGTTACGGAGAATTTCCTTTAGGATCTGCCGGACCACGGGTTGATCCTAGAGATCCAAATTACAGACCGCCACCAAAACTAGGTGGTGGTCTGTTTGATAGAATCCCCCATCCGCTGGATCAACTGCCTGGTGGTCGCCCTAGTCCTGGCGGTGGTGGTCTGTACGATAGACTTCAGCCTATGCCGATCAAGCCACCAGGATTACCACAACCCCCTCGTATGGATGTAGGTGAGCCGGTAACGCCGCCACCAGGCAGTATCGTTGCTCGGCCAGGAATAATGCCTGGAGAAATGGATTTTCCTCGGCCTAGATTTCCTGATCCTATGCCTAGATTTCCTGAGCCTACGCCAATGCCTAGGCCAATGCCTGGACGGCCAGATCAGAGAATTCCGCAGCCACCCGCAGGCGCAGGCTCTCTTTTTGCTGAGCCAGACAAAGCCGGCTATAACCGTATATTGTCTAACCTGTACCAAGACCAATACAGAAACCAGCAAAACCCATACGCCGCTCAAGCCGACTATCTAATGAATCGTCCGGTTTATGATCGTGGTCCTCGTACTGATGACCCTATGTTTGGGTTTCAACCAAAGAAAGATCCCTTTGCTACGATGGCTGGACAACAACCTATTCGAGATGCTGCTAATGCTGCAGCTGCGGCAGCTGCACAGGCTCAACAAGATCAACTTGCAGCAGACGAAGCTGCCGCCGCACAGGCTGCTGCCAATGCTGTGACTGCAGAAGAAGCTGCAATTGCCCAGGCTGAGCAAGAAAGAATTGCTGTAGAACAAGCAGCCGCTGCCCAGGCTGAGCAAGAAAGAATTGCAGCAGAAGAAATTGCTGCCGCGCAAGCCGCTGCCGCCGCTGGACAACAAGAGGCTGCTGCTGCTGCTGCTGCTGCACAGGCTGCTGCAGAGGCAGAATCAGCCGCACTAGCTAAAGCGGCTGAGGATCAAAGATTCGCTGACATGCAAGAAAGAATGGCGGCCTTAGATGGACGGTTTGGTGGTTTTGAAGGACGCTTTGGCGGCTTTGACCCAGCCACTATCCAAGCAAACATTGCTGCTGCTGCAGAAGCTGCAGAAGCTGCGAAGGCCACAGCAGCAGCTAATAGTGCAGCGGTTGAAGGCATTCCCCCAGACATGCAGGCTCGCATTGATGCCATGCAAGGACAGCTGGGTGGATTTGGCGGAATACTAGATGGCTTTGATCCTGCAGCTCTACAAGCTAACATTGCTGCCGCGCAAGCTGCTGCTGCCGCTGGACAACAAGAGGCTGCTGCTGCTGCTGCTGCTGCACAGGCTGCTGCAGAGGCAGAATCAGCCGCACTAGCTAAAGCGGCTGAGGATCAAAGATTCGCTGACATGCAAGAAAGAATGGCGGCCCTAGATGGACGGTTTGGTGGTTTTGAGGGACGCTTTGGCGGCTTTGATCCCGCCGCTATCCAGGCAAATATAGCAGCTGCTCAAGCCGCCGCTGCCGCTAACGCCGAAACTATTGCGGGCACTCCTGCGGTAGATCCAGACATGCAGGCTCGCATTGATGCAATGCAAGGACAGTTGGGTAACTTTGGCGGAATACTAGATGGCTTTGATCCGGCAGCTCTACAAGCTAACATTGCTGCAGCACAAGCTGCAGCTGATGCTAATGCTGCAACTATTGCAGATACACCAGCAGTGGACCCAGGCATGCAAGCTCGTATTGATGCCATGCAAGGACAGCTAGGTGACTTTAGTGGACGCTTTGGCGGCTTTGATCCTGCAGCTCTTAGAGCTCAGATTGAAGGTCTTAGCTTAGGCACAGGTGCAGGAAGCGCAACTCCTCCTGGTTTTGTAGCACCTACAGATAGGACCGTGCAAAAAAGCAGAGAAGGCGTCGTTGGTCGTAACCTTGGTGGAATAGACAACGATGCTATTAGAGCTCGCATTGACGCTTTACAGAACGGGACGCCTTCTCCGACTGGTGGCCCTTCCCCTTCTGGCAATAACTTTTTAGAGGGGTTGTCACAACAACCACCTATGGATGAGAATACTAGAAGGCGTCTTGAGTCTTCTAAGAGATTTGAGTATGGTGGGGAATCCCCTTCTGGCAATAACTTTTTAGAGGGGTTGTCACAACAACCACCTATGGATGAGAATACCAGAAGGCGTGTTGAGTCTGGTATGGACGGTAAAGGTACTGATAATCGCAAACCTTACGTTGACCCTAGCTCGCTATTTAGTGACCCTGGTTTAGGTGGTGGTCGAAGTGGCGAGCCCCCTCTGAGGTACGAACCTATACGGACCCCCAGACTAATGCCTGGTATTCCTCAAGGCCCCGTGATAGAAGGGCCAGGATTTACGAACCCAACTCCAAAATCAACTTCAGCGTCTGAGAACTGGGCCGACGCATATGTTGAGCAGTATCCTGAGTGGGATGACACGCAGAAAGCTGAAGCTAGAGCTTGGGCAGTAGAGAACTATAATCGCAAGGACGGCGAAGAGGGTACAATGCCTTCGTGGATGATGGACTCTGATTTCTTAAAAGGCTTTGAAGCTGCTAACAAAACGAGACCTAAGCCTAAGCCTAAGCCTAAGCGTCAGCCCCCAAGATCAGGGCCTAAGCCTAGGCTTCAGCCTAAGACTAAGACTAAAGCGCCGTCGGCTCCTAGATCAGGGCCTAAGCCTAAAGTAATTTCAGATCCGGTGAAGCCAAAGAAAAAGGCTGTTCCACGGGGAAAAATAACTGATAGACGAACCAAAAGACGAGGAAGATAAAATGATGAACAAGAAAATGCCTGGTTACAAAAATGGTGGCTCTGCAGCTAAAGGAGCTAAAGAAGTTATAGCGGCAATAAAGCGGTTAAGAATGGAAAGCGGTGCCGCGATTTCTGAAAAAGAAGTTGATGGGATTGTAAAAGAATTATTGAGGGAAGAGTCAGGAGCTGCGATCACTAAAGCAGAAAGAGAAGCCGTTAAAAAAACTGTTTTGAATGCTGCGAGGCAGAAGCCCCGAAAAATGAACATGGGTGGAGCTGCCGCCAAAAAAATGAACATGGGTGGAGCTGCTGCCAAAAAAATGAACATGGGCGGCGCTGCTACCAAGAATAAGCGACCACCTTCAAGTAGCAACTGTGGCTTGTACGGAAGAGTGCAGGGCAAGATGGGCGGTGGTAAGATGAAGCCTATTGGAATGAAGGGCGGTGGTATGCCTAACATTGGAAGCAACTTGCGGAGACCGTAATGGCTGTAAGCGGAACTAAAACATTTGAGCTAGATGTAGCTGAATACGTTGAGGAAGCATTCGAGCGATGCGGCCTTGAGCTGCGTACTGGTTATGATCTCAAGTCCGCTAATCGATCCCTAAACCTCATGTTGGCAGAATGGGCCAACAGAGGTCTCAACCAGTGGACCGTTGCCCAGAAGGCAATCCCTATGGTTGTAGGTACGGTTGAGTACAGCGTGGACGCCACAAACCCTACTTCGACTATTGATGTGCTTGATGTATTTATCAGAGAGACGATTGGCGGCAGAGCCACTGATGTTCCTTTAAGTAGAATGTCCAGGGCAGAGTATTCGCACCTAGCGACCAAAGAATCTACCGGCAAGCCGAACCAGTTTTATATTAATAAACTGTTGACGCCTACCATTACCCTTTGGCCTTCGCCTGACAAGAACAGCACCTATACGGTGTATTGTAATGCGTTAACCAGGATGGATGATGCTGGCGCTGGTGTTAATACAATGGACCTACCTTTCCGTTTCTATCCGTGCCTTGCAGCAGGATTAGCTTATTACCTGGCACTCAAGAAGGCGCCAGAGAAGGTTGGCATGCTAAAGCAGATGTATGACGAGGAATTTCAGCGAGCACTATCCCAGGATGAAGAGAGGGCGTCGTTTAGAATAGCGCCCGATCTACGCGGATATAACATTGCCTAATGGTTGCCCAGAGAAAGAAACAAATTAATCCCCCTGTAGGGTCAAAGGCGCACAAAGCAAGAATGGAGCGCCAAAGGGCTAGAAGGGCAGTTGACGCTAAAGCAAAGAGAAATGGCGGCGATAAGAACAAAAACGGCATTGCGGACAAGAGAGAGAAAAAAGATATTTCGCACAACAAAGCGTTGTCTAGGGGGGGTACAAACAAGGATGGATATAGGCTTGAATCAAGAAGTGCGAATAGAAGTAGAAATTACAGGAAAAAAGGCAAATAAATGGCTTTTGCATCCAATAAAAGAGCATACGGGATCTGTGATATCACAGGATTTCGGTATCGCCTAAAGGATATGAAGAAGACCTGGGACGGTCTGCTAGTAGGGCCAGACCAATGGTCGCCTAAGCAGCCGCAGCTCATGCCTAAACCGACGCCTATAGATCCCCAGGCATTAAAGGACCCAAGACCAG